GTTGTAATATTTTTAATAGTATTTTTTGTTCTTTATATATGGTTATACACTTGGAATTTATTTAATATAAATTTTGATGATGAAGAAAGTTGGTACGAATGAAAGATACATTAAGAGTTTTATCCACTTACCCAGAGATAGGTATGGGTACAAGCTTTTTCTCAACATTAATAGGCTTTTTAAAGCTTTTAAACCCTATTCTAACATTTATATCATTATCAATAGGTATAATTGTTGGTTTAATGACATTATATGCAAAAATAAAAGGAAAATAATGATACAAGGATTGGTTGCAAAAAAAATTATAGATTCTATTGTAAAAAAAGTAATGGACAATAGGGAATTAAAAAAGATTAAAGATTTAGAAAGAAGAGTTAAAAAACTTGAAAAATTTAGTCATAAACCTAAAGATTTTATATGCATGTCTTGTGGTTGCAATGCTAAAGCAAAACGTAAATAAAATAAGGAGATAACAATGTTTTCATTAATTACATCAAATTGGGAATGGTTTTTATTAGCTTTATATGTTGTGGAAAAAGCTATAAAATTAAGTCCATCTAAAAAAGATGATTTATTATGGGATATGGTTTTAAAACCAATAGCTGATAAAGTAAAAGGAAAATAATGGCCAAAAAGGTATTAAAAATATCCGATTTTGGTGGAGGGCTTAATAGCTATAGCGATGGAAAAGACATTAAAGATAATGAATTCCAAGCCCTTGATAATGCTGAAGTTGATGAAAATGGTATTATTAGAGTTAGTGGAGGAATAAGCAGAGATATTGTATTAAATAATTATTCGCAAGATTCTTTTAGATTATCTTCAAATATGAATCCAGGAACAGGTTTATATTCCTTTTTTTCTGATTATTCCTCCACAATAAGTTATTGGTCATCCGATATATATAATTATGATTTAGATACTACTAATTTTGATAATAACTGGTCTTTTGTTTCTGCTGATGGAACTGGTTGGGTAGTATCAGATAATTCGACTCCAAAATCTCAAACTGTTGGAGTTCCTAGATGTTATATAAATGGAAAGGCAAGTATAAGTGATGTAAGCGGAGCATCTGCAACACCATCAAGTCTTGGCTCTATAATGACTTCAGAGATATTACTAAAATCAAATACAGAGTATACATTAAAATTTAAAGCAATGTGCGCGGGAACTGATTCTTGGTTTTATTCAGCAGGAAGCGTTCCACCACATGTAAAAATTCATGACTTATCTTTAAGCAATCAAAAACTTACTCTTTTTAGTAATGATGGAACTGGATATACAGATATATCGCGAAATCCAACTCCCTCTAACTTTTTAACAAATGAACAAGCAAATATGTTTGCAACAAGTGTTGGTGGATGGACAGCAATTGGAAGTACAGCTCCAACTTTAGATGACGCAGATGCTGATGGGGCAGAAATCAAAGAATATATTGGCAATTCTACTGATATAAAATCAATACTTGTACAATCAGATGGAAACTATACTCCTCCTTCATATCTTCAAACAACTACGAGTGGAGATTTTGGAGTAAAAAGTGAGGATATATCAGGAGCAGATACTGTAAATGGATTTTTACCTAATGCTTCATATTATTTAGATGTTATGTGTATAAATGATGATGGAAGCAATAAAGGAGACCCTATTGTTGAAGTAAGATGGAAAGATGCTAGCGATTATAAAGTGCTATACAGTAAAAGATTTCCACAAAGAACTGAGTGGTCTCATATAAATATAAGTGATTATAATGGATTTAATTTAGCTGCTCCTAATCCAAATACATCATTTAAATCTATAGAATTTAAATTACCATCAGATTTTGATACAGCAAATGATAAACTTCAAATAAGAGTTGGTTGTCATGGAAGTGGTAATAAAGCAAGTTTTACTGGATTTAATTTAAGAAGAGCTACAAATGAACTTGGAAATGTTATAAAAGCAGTATCAAGTCTTCCTGAGTTTGAATCTTATCCAGTAAGTTATAATATGACTTATAATAGTTTATTATTTGCTCAAGAAACTGCTTTTGAAAGAAGAATGCTTAAACCAAGGGAATATAGATATAAATTTATTACTAATAATCATATATATGAAACTCTTAATGGGGTAAATTATGTAAAATTAAAATTTGAATTTGTAGCTGGAAAATGGGGATGTAGAACAGATTATTCTAATTTAGAATTTTATTTTTCAGATATTTCTATAATAGGTGCTGGTGGAATTAATCATACATTAGCATTTTCAGAATATTTTCCAAACGCAAATATGACAAATTTATCATTAAGCTATTATTCAAAAAATGGATATTCACAAACAGATAAGAGTATATTACCATTAAGTTATTCTGGAAATGCATTTATAGATTTTAATTATGTAAATGGAAGATTAATTTTATCTGATGGTAATTTTCAAAATAGTAATAAATCTTATCAATATTATTATAATCAATATATAAATTCATTTGTATTATCTAAAACAAATACATCTCCACCTAGAATTTTTAATTTTGCTTCAGGTTCTTATAATCCTTATACAAATACAGATAGAATGGATGTATTACAAGAATATATGGGAGCAAGTGTAAATAATGATTTAAATATATTTTGCTATGCAAGTAATGTATGCCAAAATAATTCATGGGGAGTTATAGATGCTAATACTCCAAGTGGACAAGAAAAAAATAAAAATCAAGTAGATATGCTTAGTTTTAGTAAATTTAATTTCAATATAGCAGCAGATACTGATGGAGGAGGAAGTGGAACTAATGGAGG